CCCCTATGGAAGGTTAATTGTTTCCGAACAACCTAAAATTATATTTGTATGTCACATCTTGATTGATCATGTTTAAGAGATTATGGTAATACCCTTCTACTTGTTGAGTTGTCATGTTCCATTTCTCACTTACGCTTTGTAACATTAGGTGATAATTGTACCAGCTAATCGGTTTAATTGGTAATCCTAGATTTTTAACGGTCTCTTTCACACCTGGTATGTCACCTAACATCATTAAATATGACGCTTTTCTCATCAATAAGTTTGTGTTATTTGCCTCATGGACTCCATTAGTTACTTCGTATCTAAATTTCAATCTCACTACATCCGCTGCCAACTCTGCAGTTTCATTAGGCAATTTGCTGAGTACCATGCTGCAAAAAGTAGCGCCATTGCTTAACCACTGATCTTTACTTTGCATGTTAAATTTGCAAGCAATATTTTCTCTTAAATTTTTAATTATTGGTTTTTCATTAAACACCATGCACATGTCATCACCAAGAAACAAAGCCAACTCTAAACTTTTGAAGTTGGTTTTCACAAATTCTTGATGAACTTGCATATTAGTGATGCAATTGCCGAGTGCAGTTGTGGCTTGACCTGTCAACCTCATAGATTCACCTTGGCCCCAGTAATGCTTTGATTTGAACCTCCAGGTTTCATGATTTTCTCTCCATGAACTAATCAGGTTCTTATGACCACCAAGCATTCCGTACAATATCATTTCTACATTTATTATTGGTTTGTCAGTTTGTCTATCTTGCTTCGTTAGGTCATTTTCAAAGAATCCTTTGACATTTTTGACCAATCTTATCTTTGCTGATAATTCGTCTGGCCTTAATCCGTCAGCGTAAATTATCTTGTCATGCAATACAGACTTTAGCCTATCTTTAATTTTTACAAAAGCTTTTGAATACAAAGCACAAACAGCTTTTCTTTGCCATACTATTATTCTCGCCTGTTGCTCCCTCATACTAGTTATGGGCTCTGTTTTAAGTAAACTCTCTACCTTGAGATGAACATTTACATCACTCATCGGTTTGGTTATTAATTCACCTGCTAGCAATTCTAACAACTCTTTGGTAATCTTAACGGTATCTTTATTCTCTTCTACCCATTCTTTGACGTCTTCAGGTTCTATAATAATGGGCTCGTCCATAAATTTCTTTATCATGGATTGCCACCCTGTACGAAAGTATGTGTTCGCTACTTTAATTGCAGTATGGAGTGGTTCAGGAGTAATGGTTCTTATGTACACTACAGATTTCATTCTCCCAGTGATACTCCTACCTTCCTCAAAGCAAACTTTTGACAATACAGGTCGTGACTTTATTGGAAATCTTGTCATTGTTATTTTCTCATTCTCAATTATTCTTCCAGGTAACTCCCTAGATTTAATTTTACAACTATTTTTTGGGGCGTACATATTTAACCAATTAGTTAGATCTCTATCTTCCCATAATTGCATAGAAATTAAGTCCGGCATATCATACAAGGGTTCTATTTTGCTGCCAATATAATTTACAGTGTATGGCGCGATGTACAAACCTAGTTCCCCTTCGTCTACTGCATCTAACGTGCTGAACTCTGGTAAGTCATCATCATCGTGTATTCTCAGGTTATTTATTTGTATGGTGTCTAAGAACTCATTACTGGCCTTGCGTTGGCTCTTAATGTATTGTATCCCCCACCAGTCTCCTGATGTTATTTTTCCGTGGTCCGTTGACCACCACAACCGATCTACTCTGTCTTCACCTCCAGCCTTTTTCTCTGGCAATATACACACTCCTAGTGAGTGAATGAAGATATGACCTGTTTGTTTCCAAATCACGTTGGGTGACATTGGAATGTCATTATACTTGTACAGATAGTTGATCATGAAATTTCCATCATCGTTTAATCTATTGTCAATATCATCAATTTCTTCCTCTGTAATATTGGTTGTTCTGAGTGAGTTCATTAATGAAATTTTGTTTAACACAGATCCTTCTACAAACTCTAACTTATCTTTAGCGCTCAGTGAGTTTTCTCTTATATTAAAGTATTTTGTAATGTAATCCACCTCGTCTGGTGTCAACATAGTTCTCTTGCACAAAGGTGTAGCTGATTTAATAGTTTGTTTAAAAACTGTGTCCACGCATTGACCTCTCACCTTGTCGTCAAAACTAGTTTCATATAGCGCTTGCCCATTACGTATTATCAACCTATCCATCGGTTTGTTATACGACTCCATGAGTTCTTGCACCGTCACTGGCCTGTCACTATGTATGGTTACTCTTTTTGCACTCTCGATTATTAACCTCTCGTCATACATGTGATGTGATCTATTATCATAATCTGCAATTATTACTTCAAACGGTTTGGTGAGATTTGTCACTAATTTGTTTGACCTTGGGTATAGATTATTAGTTATACACCATTTTACAGTGGATTTGTTTAGTGCACAAATCTCTGGAATGGAATTAGTTACCAGTCGGAGTTTTGATTTTGGGTCTGGGTATTGCATATGCATGTTTATTAGAATTGATCTAGCTGGCAAATCCCCGTCTGCGAATATTACGACATTTTGGTTTGCAACCATCCAGTTTACCGGTTTAAATCCGTATTGCGTTATTACTAACCCAGCTGATAATGACTTATCTGTGCATTTATGATAACCAACAAAACAATATTTGTACTTTATCAATTCTAAACTAATTATATGGATCTCGGACCTTGAACTTAAATGCGCCCAATTATAAGACCTCATTCTAGATTCGAAATCTTGTAATGCGGCCTTGCTAGTTGACTTCATTAACATACTCGGGGTGGTTATCTCAATAGCAGAATAATTACTCATTGTCGTTTCAACTATATGTTTCAAATTTTCATCTAGCAAATCCACTGTTGTCGCCAATTTAACCAAATTGTCTGATATGTCAGCACTTTGTAATTTGCCGTACTTGCAATGCCATAACATTCCATCAGTATCAGCTATTAGTGTTATAAATTTGTTATTAAATATGTTATACATTTGGCCCTCTTTTCCATTTATAAATATCAAATTTACTCCCATGCTTATAATCCCGTCAATTACACTTTGTTTTGTTACACCCTCTTTCATTAACTCCATTGAGGGTAGCGATCTATTTAACATGAAGTTTTCTATTCCTTCACTGGTTAACTGAGCCTTTATACTCTCTCTAACACAATATGTTGGGGTGGTAGGGTCATAGGCAATAGTGTATATACAATTGTTTAAATTATAACATCCTTTTATTTCAGCTAACTCTTCTGGTATGTCATTGGCTATTAAATCTGCCGGCAATGTTACTAGAGTTGAACTCAACAACATATTATCCAATTTAGGGATGTTTCCGGTTTGTCTAAGCCAATTTGAAAATTTTGACAAGTTTACATCTAAGTACCTTTGGTGCTTTAACGTTCTCCCTTTACATACTTCGAGTTTTAAAAACTGGTGTAGTATCTCGCCTTCCGAATCTAAACTTTTCAAGTGAATTCCCATGTTCTGGGATTCTAAATACTCACACCACTCATATTGATCTGCTATGAATGGGTGTACTATCGGGACTACTTTATTGTGCAAACAATCAATTATTGTTCCATATCCTCCGTGACAAATCATTGCGATCACATTCTTAAATTTATACAAATTGAACTTTCTAATTACTTCAATTTTTCCGTGCCTTTCATTGATGTAATCATATAACTTAGTCCCAGGCATTACCATTGATCCGTCATCAATTAAGATGCAATTCATCCCAAACTCCATTATTGCTTTGATTAAAATCATCAATTTTTCTTGATTTATCCCCACTTTACAACTCCCAAAGTTCACAATTATGGTTTCTCTCTTCAACGAAATTATTTCCTCAGCGGATTTATAACTGTTTATCGTCAAAGGTCCAAATGTTGCAGCTCCGTGACCAGGTGGCAGCATCCAATCATAACATGTGAGTAACTGACTCTCAATTGGTTTATTGTTTCCTTCTGTAACCACATTGTCAGTTATCATTTTGTGACCTACAGCAGTTGCTATCTCTATTAAACTTCTGAAAATATTTGGGGTGTCATTGTTGACTTTTGTCATCCACTTATTTGGAAAGGTGTTTATTTCCAACCAATGTGCCCCTATATAAGTCTTCAATTTACTAACATTCACAGTTGGGGAATTGTAAATAATATTCACATTATCATCTTTGTATTCTTTCAATATTGTTGCAGTTTCATTGGCTAATGTGGTCAAAGCCCCGATACCTCTTATTGCTTTGCCTATCTCACCTTTGTGTTGTAACTCAATTGCTAAGTTCATTAATTGGCTTGAAGTGACAGATAAACCATGACTTTTAAATGGTTGATTTACCAACAAGTCTTTGTGCGTTATTAAAACAGCATTTATTTTAAATGCTTCCAAGTAATCATATAAACTTTTAAATTGTAAAAAATCCCCATTGGTGCCAGTGCAAATTAATATGATTTTTGTCCCATTGTACTTAGTGGTTTTTGGTGGTTGTGATGTTGATTTTTCCGGCCACTGTTTGATCTCCAATTTGCCTCTATTGTATATATCATATGGTACTCTGTTACAATTAAGTGCCATGCTTATGTAACTATCTTTGTCTAATGGCTTCCCACTGTAATAGTCGTGAACAACAAGCTCTCTGACTTTACCGATCATTTTCACAATTGGTATTGTGATAGGGTGTTTGGCCTTACTTTCACCTCCATAAAATCTCCAGATATTAAACCAATCGGTATATTTCAAATTGTGCCAATGTGTTAATTGGCCTTCGTCATTACATATGCAACTTGGCTCTTTGTCTCCTGTTAATTTGATGGCAATCATTTCTGTGATGTAGATTCTTAGATATTTCCTCAAGTTTGGTACAACACACATTGCACAGTCCGGGTACAGATCTGGAAAATTATTAGCTAACCACTCTAGGGAACCGTCACCATTTGGCTCACTATGGTCCATCATGTTATCCGTGATGTTAAACCATTCACTTATTAATTGATTATCTTCTGAACATATTATCAACCAACTTTCAAACGTTTTGTACTTATTCGTTCTGTCACATAAGCTTATCTGAAATGTTCCTGCATCACTATTGGCGCATGCTGTAACGAGATTATCCAAACTGTCTCTCATTATTGAAGATAGGTCAATCCATACACCTCCATATTGTTTCAAAAACTTTAACCTTATCCAATCAGATCTAAACTGGTGAGTTTGCACCTTTAATTGTTCAAATTTTGCTTTATTCAATGAATTTTTTAACGTTTTGTCAGTGACAACGATTATTCTGTAGTCCTTGTTGAATTCATGCCAAGTGTTAACAAAGCTATATAATAATTCCGTCATTTCCTCGCTATGCCAGTAACTCCAGATTAGTTTAGGTACTTTATGTTTACCAACTTCGAACTTTAATTTTGGTATGTCGTTAGTATGCGCTTCAAATTTACCAATTGGCCACTTTATCTTTTCCTCTTCACTCACAGTTGACATGTTCATTTTTACGGCCATGTATGTTTTGACGTTCCCCACGCTTATCCCATTTTCGAATGATTCATATAAATCTCGTTCTATTGGTTCTAGAGTCTTTGACAGCGTGTCCAGTGGTATCAGTTTGAATCTTGGGTCTGCTATCAATACATCTATTGCATCATTGACACTATGCAATTTGTCTTGGTATGAGTAAGTCTGACTCTCTGTCACTGCAATGCCCTTCTCCTGAATGTCAACTTGTTTCTCTTGTTCAACTTTATCTGTACTCATTGCATTTTCTTGGTTGTCAACTTGATTGGTAGCCTGAACTATATCATCCACTGCCTCTTTCGGGGTTAATCGGTGTCGGCGCGTTACGATTTCTCCTGAATCATGAAATACCCACTCATTGCTGTATAACTCTTCATTGAACTCGTCTTTTGTGTCATAAAATTCTTCTTGATCTGGGTGTGTTTCACTACCTTCATAGTCTTCTTCTTCACTGTCACTCTTATCATCATCATCTGGGTCATCATCGTCTACTGTATCCACCCACTGCTTTACTTCTAATTCATCTTCTGTCAGCACATAATACCTGTTAATTCTTCTGTCCTCGTAAGTCATCATCCAATTTGTATTATTATTTTCTTTAACTATGTCCATTAAAGAATTCACAAGATTTACATTTTGATTTAAGTTGTCTATTATTTGTTTGCTGAATTTTTCTATATTTATTGATACCACTCCAAATAATTTAGATATACTTGGTAGCAATTTGCTTAGTATTTCTAAAGCTACCTTGTTTTCTCCAACACTGTTTATAGTACTAATTAAAATTTTAAACTTCCCTATGTAATCGTTGTGGATGTAATGGGCGTACCATGCAGTGTTTAATGTTATTGACAGATTGCTCGTTGATAATGATTGTATGCCTTTCTCTGTAATTAATTGTGTTGACTCTAATGTTCTTGTGTAAGCTAACAAGCTCTCTATATCATCATCGCCTGTTAGCAATCTTAACAGAATGTTTCTTAATAATAATTTATTTACTTGTAATTGTCTAGTAGTTATAACTTTACTGTTTGTTAATACAGTGCCGAGATCAAAGTTAATCCACGGGACAGTGATGTTTATTATACCATTAATATCCTGCCTAGTTCCAATACATCTGTCAACGTAACCACAAACTGGTATAGATTTATACTCTAGTTTTATCAATCTGTGATCTAAAAACTCTAGCACTGTAGTTACTTCTATATATCTGTTTGCATCCTTATTTGCCAACATCGGTTTGCCCGTGCCGCTGAACAGGAGTAAGTTGTTTCTTATTTGCTTTCCATGCAAACCTTGTTTGTAACCGATATAATTATTCTTACTGTCATATATGAACCAGTCATTTTTGTGCTTGAGTATTGGTACCCAGCCATACAACACATTTGATTTGCATAACATGGTGTACAATTCTAGTTCAGAGTAACAGGCAATATCGGTTCCTAGGATCATTCTGTTAACCGGAGTTACGTGATCCCACATAATATCTATTTGGGCGTTTGTTTCTCTTTTGAGGTTAAACATGCTTAGCATACTATTTATTGTTGGTAATTGCAAATCATAATTATACCTTAACTCATCTTTTATACCTGGCACTCTAATTTTTATATAGTATTTACCTTGAATACAAACGGTTAATGGAATTGGCCCACCATACACAACTAATTCTTCACTATCTTTATTTAATTTCCCTAACATATTTACAATCACCTGTTCTAAGCAGTGCTCAACTGGGGAATTAGTTAGGTCGTAATTTCCTGGAGTGACTATCAGCTTTGGAAATTTATTGTTTAATTCTTGTTGACACATTGCATGTGTGTGCTTGTCTAGTCTGATCAAGTCGTGTACCCCATCCATAGTCAATTTGTTTATTTCATTTACTTGTTTACATACTTCTGCTTTGACAGATGTCCCTAACTCAAAATGCTTTGTTAGTGGTAGCAGTAAACCTGGAATTTCTATGTCTGTGATTGACACTCCATACATCTTCCCATCCTGTCTTATGTCTTGTAGACATTCTACTACAAAACTCGACCATTGCAACTCGTTTGAGTCTTTGCAAAGTTCATATTGAATGCCTTCCCTACTACATAAAGCGTAGTATGTCCGTAACCTTGTTAATTTCTTTTTCTTTTTAATTATTAATGTTTTGTGATTAATCACTGATTGATGTCTATCTAGAAGTTCTCCATCAGCAAACTTACTAAATCTGTTGAATAACGAGATGTTCCTTGTGTTATTCACCCAACATTTTGCATTGCTATCCAGCGTTAACAAGTTCAAAAACCATATATGAATCATTGTTGCCCTTTCTTGCAATTGCCACATTAAATTAGCCATATCACCAGTAAGCAATTTCAACCAACCGATTGGAGTTCTGTTATTTATTATTATTCCCGGAACTTGTAGGTCTAGCCATTTTATAATGCTCGAAAGGCCGTCATATGTTTTAGTTTTATGTGTGTAAATGTTTCTTTTTGTTATTCCTTGCCACCCATTTGATATTATTAGAATTTCTTCATTCGTGCTGAACTCAACCCCGGCGAACAATGGGCAACTGGCGGTTTTTGTCACCATTATTTCCACATTATTTACCTTAATGTTGAATTTTCCATCATGTGTTTTGTCGACTATCCACAACAATTCTCTTATTTTATTTGTTGTCCTAATGTTTAAGTCTACTTTATGTTTTATGTACCTACCGGTCAATAGTTGTCTATCACCCTCTGGCAATTGCAAAGGTGTGCAGCGATTTTCCTCCAATTTGTCTTTAATTAATTTTGGGCAATCAAATTCTAGGTGTCCATTTATATTGGTAATGATAGCCACATTTAGACCAAATCTTGTGACTCTAACTTCCGTTCCATCCGTTAACTTTTTGTATTTTATGTTTGCACCTTCCATTGTCAGGTCTAAGCTATTTAAAGCATTGATTTCTTCTTCTGTCAGGTTGTGCATTGTTTCCATTGTAATTTGATTAGGTAAGTTTATTCCTACTTGCATTTCTTGCTCATCAGTTATCTCAGTTACTTCTTCTAATAAATTCTTCCCTATAAACCTTACCCCAGCACTAACTCCCATAAAATCTGTCAGCCTGGTTATGTCAATTTTTGGGTAGCCATACAGCACTATTTCCGTGTGAAATTTCGCTCTTGTCAACGCTGAATTCAAATATTTTGGGTCACTATTCAAGTCCCACTTTCCAGTAACATCAGACCTCAAAACCACTAAAGCCCTATCTACCTCTACTCCTTGAAATGAGTGGGTAGTGACGACTTCACAAACTCTTGTTTTAAGATATTCCGTTATCCGTTGTTTATTATAACTGTAAGGTGTTATTATTACATCCGGTCTAATTTGATTTACTAATCTATCAATTTCACAAAAGTCCCCATCATCCAAACTTTGTATGTTATACGTGGTTTTGTGTTTCGCTTTGGTTATAATACCTGGTTCTACATCCCTTATTAAATCTATCATTGGTGTACCAATTCTATATGACCAATTAGCAGTCACAATGTTACGTTGTGGTATTAACTCTTTGATGGTTGTTATGTGTCTTACTCCTGCAGTACTACTCATATCAATGTAACCAATTTGGTTATCGGCGCCAAACAGCCTTAAACTCACCCCAGGTTTAGCTAACAAACCTATGCTACTCCATGGTAGCATGGTGCATTCATCTATAAACAAGGTTTGATCACATTTTTCGTGTGTGAATATTGCTCTTTCTAAACTCATTACCTTGCATTTTTGGCCGATTTTTTCTTTTAAGCTCCTTACTGATGATGATGTCATAGCTAGACACAAATCTCCGTGACTCACTTGTTCTGCAATTTTCGTTGATTTCCCAAAACCTGCTGGGCCAGTTGTATATGTGGCACTGCTGAACAATGTCATTATTTGTTCTTTTGTCAAAATTGGCTGGTTTAAACCTATTAATTTTCTTATCAAACTCCCGTATGACGATTTTAACTCAGTTAACATGACCTTTCTCTCAGTTATTAGAGGTACGTCTAAAATAACATGGGTTTTGTCAAATCCAATTACCTGGCACTTGATAGTTTCTGTCTCTGACCTAACAAACACAATATCAAGTTTTTTCAACTTATGTTTCGTTGATTGTTGACTTGAAAACTTTGAGTATTTAAACCACGGCATCAATATACCTTTTATGCTTTGCTTTATCATCGAGCTGTCCAACTTTTTGTCTAATTGTTGGACTTTGCACATATGCCGTAACACATCTAACAGTTCACCTTTATACACTTCCACTATATCGTTTGGAATTTCTTTTTGTACGTGATGTACTTCTGGTAAGTCATTCAGGGTCAATTTCTCACTTAGTGCTGCACCGATTAACTCCTTCTGGTCAATAAAATGTTCTGCTATTGGTACATGGTATTTGTCGACGTCAGGGTTGTTAATTTCAGTCTGATAGTTATTGGTCATTACTGGTTTCCCATTGATGTTTAACATTACTATATTACTTATTAAGTTACTAGTTGGCAGCTCAGACATTGACAGGAAAAATGTTAATTCACAAATTAAGTTATCTTTAACACTTAAATCTCCTGGAGAATGTACATTTATGTTAGACTTTTTCCTAGCTTGTAAGATTGCGTTTCTATCGTTTATGTTATTTGGTTGACTGTGCACGAAGTATTGATTTCCCCTCGATTTTCGCTCTATTATAGCAGGAGAGAAGTGTCCAATATCATTAGGTGTTGCACCCTCTTTAAGATGTATAACTATGAACTCATCAGAACTTATGTTATATTTTCCAATTAAAACTTCATTTTCACACAAAATGATCACATTCTCACCAATCTCTTCAGCAATTGATATTAAATTAAATTGGCTGTATGGTGGTTGTGAACCACTTAATTTATTGAATTCATTTAATGTGTATTGTATGTCACTGCTATAGTTGAAAGCCTCCAGGCCACATGAATTAATGTCTTTGTTTGGTAAGTTAATTGTTTTGACCAATTTAAAGGTGTCACTCGGTAATATTGTGATCTTACTTACACAATGTGGCATGTTATAGATAGTGGATGGTTCTGCATTTATGACGTTCTCATACTCAACACAATTTACAACATGTTCCATGAAATTGTATCCCAATTTACTAATTATTTCTGTTTCTGGTAAATCGGTCACAGCTGTAACTGCTTTGTCAGTGATTTCCGCCAACAGCTCCTTTGTCTTTTTAATGCCTGTAGCAAATGGTTTGCTCAGTATCTCCATCCACTTTAACCGGTCATCACCCATCTCCTTTCTCTCCGGTGCGCTAGTGTCTGCGCTCGTATTATCTATTGTGCTGTCAGTTTTAGGCAGATGTGGCTTGATGATTTGTTTTTCGTCTAGCCTGTCAGGTAAATTCATTGTCAATCTCCCTAATTTTGCTTCAAACTTTTCCACTTCTTTTTGTGCTCTCATTATTAATCCTGGCTTAACTGTTGCTTTCACATTATATTTTTCTAACGGTTTCTTATCTACTGTTTTTTCAAACCCCTCTTTATAGTACTTCATATCAGTGTGTTTAGGTTTGCAACAGCTGCAGAATCTCTCATCTGTTATTCTAAAATGGCAGCAAATGCACCTATTTAGCCCATGCTTTTCGGCATGATTGCAATGTGATTTATGATGGTAACAGCTGCAAACATTGTCTACTGATTCTGTAAGTGTCTCACTGTCTACATTAATGGTTTTAAGATCATTGAATTTTATATTTTCTGACATGGTTAACAGTGCATCCCATATATTATTGTCACTTAATCCTGTGATTATAGTTTGCAAGCTACTGGAATTTAGCATTTTTATTACTGTAGACAAATCTAAACCTAGCTTGTCCAATATCAGTTCAGATATTAGACTTATCAAGCAAGTGGTTATTGCCATTTCAGCGTCAGAAATTAAGCCCCTAAAAGGCCCTAACAATTTCAAAAAACTGCTGTAACCGTAAGATAATTCGTACGTTTGTTTCATTCTCATCATGCACATGCGGCTTAATATAATATGAATGTCTATTTGTTCATATAATATTCCTGGGTTAGATATCACCTTGTTGTGCACTACAAATCGTCTCAATGTGTAGCCAATTGCATATTGCCGTAATGTGTTATGACCCACTTTACTTGATATGTTACGCAAGCAAAGGTATTTAAACAATCCAGGGTTCAATTCGAATTCATGCATCTTAAAATTCATTCCCACCCAAGAGCCCATAAAACTGTTAACATCAGGTAAATTTAAGCGTATCACTTTATTCATTGATTCCCCTATGGTTAACTTCGGCAATTGATGTATTTGCGAGTAAGGACCTGTAATGTTCACGATTTTACATAGACTTAATTTTTTTGTGGTTGTCATCAAATAATATTGACTTTCATAAATTAATAAGTCATAGTTGTGCAATATGTTAAATGTGTCCGCTTTCAACTCTATCGGAACGGGGTTTCCATCTATGAACAAATTTAATTTTGGTCCTTCAGACATAAATAACCCTGTCTTGTCCATCAAAGAATTATTATTACTTTTCATTGGCATGATCAATTGTAGTGACCGTTGTTTCTTAACCAACTCAACAATTACACTAATTGGTAGTTTAAGTGCATCAATATTCCCGAATACCTTGAATTGCTCTTTATGTTCACAGACACCTGTGCTTGAACAGCCCATTCCAGTTTCATTTGGGAACATGTTCTCCCCGCGAAACCATTGATGGTATTTATGATTAATATTTGGTAAAATATCACCAATACAAGCCACTTCACCACCACTAAACAGTTGTCTCAAGTATTCTCTACATGTTGACAATTCAGCTGTTAACTCTGGTTTAATGGAATTATATTTACTTACGTGCCTAAAATAACATCCGCCCATATGACTACTAATTGTGGTTTGACTTACTTTATCTAGATCTTGTCCGACCGGTACAATTTTCCTCTGCATATGGAAGAAATATTCATTAGTGATTATTTGGTCGTGCGTTTTAATTGTTTGTTTCTGTTCATGATTTAAGTCGTCATAGGTATCGCTATAACCCAGTTTCATTAACTGTTCCAAATCCCCAAACAGTACAAATACGCAATCCAGTACTATAGATATTATGTTTAATTTTTCTTCTTTCGTCAGTTTAATTTCCAAATTTAAATCTGTAAAACAAAACCCGCACCTCCAAGGGACGTGGCAGATTGTATCTTCAGTGTTTCTAATAGTTTCAAACTTCTCATTTATGACTTTGCTTTTTGGTTTATAATGCTTTAAACTATAGTGCACACTCCTCATTACCCTATCCATGCTAGCATAATGACATACATTATGACACATATTACAAACTTTTAATGGGTTAAACAAACCACCATTGATTGTTAACTTATTATCCGATCTGCTTATGTATGCGTACTCATTGCTCTCACTCTCCAAATACACCCTCATGTACTCTTTAAATCCTTTAAATTTGTCAATCTCTGATTTCAATAATTCCATTACTTCCTCTGTGCAATTGCCTTTGCCTCTCCCCACCACTGTAACTACAGGGGCTTCGATTATTGAGTCTGAGTCATAAAAATCTACTTCTTCATCTTCACAACTCCATTTATGGCACATTTTTGATTTTAACCAAGGTATGGTTTTAAATTCCTCTTTCCACAGCTCAGCCTTCAAAACTATTACATTGTAATATAATTTGCTTATTAATATTGGATCAAGGTCACTTAAATCGAATTTGTTGTTCATGATGTTGTTTTCATTATAACTCGGAACTATGCCGTAATTTTTATATCTCGCAATTTTTTGGTCTCTTATAGCAGGGATCATTAACAATTTGTCGCCATTTATATTTCTTAAATCTGTTCTTTTTCTATATAATTTCCTAAAGGATTTAACAAAATTGTTGTTATGACCTATTACGTTCATGTTTCTTGGCAATTTAGCCCAACCAAATAATTGATCTACTTTGTTGGTTATCCTAGCACCACCTGTGTGTAAATTGTTGGTTAAATTTATGTTTAATGTTTTATTCATCTTCTTTTTAATTTCCTTATAGAAATTATATTTATTCTTTTTAATTTTAGGTTGTTGGAAGGGTTTCTTTCGAAACCCTTCCTTGTTTAACAATCCTTTACTTTTTACTAAATTAGTAATGGC